TAAGGTTTGGTCATGGGATTTCTGGTGGAAGCGATGGAAACAGGTTGCGCACAAACCCCGTACTATATCCAACAAAATATCCAAATACTCATTTATAAGTGGTTTTAAGAGTTTTAATCGAGGCAGACGCTTCGATAGAAAAAGGAGATAGATTATGACCGAAAGAGAAGCCGTTGACAAGGCCACAGGCGAATACATCGCATTGAAGAAAATACACCCACACTGGATCAAGCAAGAAAAAGCGGGTGCAGTAGAGCAATATTGGATAACATGTAATCAAATAAAAATCCTGCTCGTAACTGTTATTGGCAATCAAGTCTCTATTGATAATATTCTTGGCGAAACAGTGATATTTTAAAATGCTATCTGAAACACTAATATACGGAGTACCAGCATGCGCTTTTGTAATAGGCGGCTTAACAATGCTTGCCTGTCTATGGGCTTTTGTATGGATGTATCGTAAACCCTGGCAATGAATTGGAGAGAAATTATGACTTGTATAGCAGCAATAAAAGAAAAAGGAATTGTTTACATGGGCGGCGACAGTGCGGGCGTTTGCGGCCTTGACGTAAGATTAAGGGCCGATAAAAAAGTGTTCAAAAAAGGTGAGTTCGTTTTCGGATTTACATCATCTTTCCGGATGGGGCAACTCCTGAGATTCAACCTTGAATTGCCATACCATAAGGCAAAAATAAGTGACGAGGTATTTATAAACACGGTATTTATTGAGGCTATCAGGAAATGCCTTAAGGAGGGTGGATATGCGTGGGTTAAGGAAAATATCGAGCATGGCGGTATGTTCATTGTAGGATACAGGGGAGAAATCTACACAATCGAAAGCGATTATCAGGTAGCCAGGCATATTGAAAACTATGATGCTTGCGGTTGCGGTCAAGATTACGCACTGACTACATTTTTTGCTTTAAGGAAAAGTAAGCTGAAACCAAGGGCGAAAATCAAAGCAGCTTTGGAGGCGGCGGTGCATTTTAGCGGCGGAGTTAGGCCGCCATTCGTCTTCGTAAACACAAAATAATCAATTTTGAGTATTGACATATAACGATTATATGTTATTTTTTAGAAAAAGGGATTTTTGCATGTCAATATTCGACAGATTTAAAAGGTCAAGGTTCTGGCCGAGTAAGGTTTTTGCACAATCAGCGTTATTTTCTCCATTTTTTAGGGTATTAGGGTGGAAACCCGCTGCAGATCAGGTGAAGCTGATTAAGAAAATACGCGGCTGGTCCTATACTTGTATCAATTTAAACGCTCAGGCTTGCGCACAAGTCCCTTTAAGGCTCTATAAGATCAAGAGTAAATCCAGCACGTCAAAAATCAAGTCAATTCCTATCGGCAGAGAAAAGCGGAAATACTTACAAACTAAACTTGCAGAGCGGCTAAGCAGTGCGGATGAGATCGAGGAGGTCACCGAACACGAGATAATCGACTTACTTAGAAGGGTGAATCCCTGCCAGAATTCATTTGAATTAAAAGACGTTACAGTACGTTATTTAGAGGCAATCGGGGTTGCGTACTGGTATCTTGAAAGAGGTATCGGGAATAATCCAGACGGATCGAAAAAGATTATCAATATATGGCCGCTTTATTCACAGTATATGCAGATTTTCCCTGATACGGATAATGGCATTAAAATGTATAAATACGGGAGAACCATAAACAAAGTAGAGCTTGACCCGAATGACGTGGTGCATTTTCAGTACACGTCATTAACAGAATTCTTTGTCGGCGATTCACCACTCAAAGCAGCGGAGCAATCCGTTGATCTCAATGAGGCTATGAATGTATGTGAGATATCCAGCTTCAAGAATGGTGGTAATCCGAATGTTGTTATGGAAGTACCATCAGATGGATTTTTGCCCCCAGACGAAAGAAAACGTATCGAAAGCGAGTGGAAGCGGAAATACACAGGAGCGGCGAAAACGGGCAAAATGGTTATAACTTCGGGCGGCGCTAATCTTAAAGAATTTGGATTTAAGCCGAAAGATATGAGTTATCTTCAGGGAAGGAAAACAGTATTAGAGGAGACATGCGGAGCGTTTGGTGTTCCCTTAGTGTTTGTTAAGCCTGATCAGGTATCGAGGGCTAACCTATGGGGGTCGCTGGATTGGTGGATGAAGTTCACTATAAATCCAAAACTCACGAGGATCGAACAAAAGCTTAACGAGAAGTTTACGCCGAATTGGGGTGATGATTTATTTCTTTTATTCGATGACCCAAGGCCAGACGACCCCGAATTAAGACTAAAACAAATCCAAGCCCTATTAACTACCAAATACTCATCGATCAATGAACAAAGGGCAATTGACGGACTTGAACCTGTTGAATGGGGTGAGGAGCCGATTGTTACTGACATTATTGATAACCAAGAGGAGGAGAAACCCGACCAGGACATTGAAAAACAAGTAAAACGAGAAGGTCAGTCAAACGATTTACCCGAACCGGACCTTATGCCAATGATATTCAGGGCTCGACTATTTGTTTTATTTAAAGAAATGGAAGGGGTTGTTGCAAAGAATCTCGATAATTATGGTAAGAGTAAAGCAATCGAACCAGACCCATCAGACGCCGCATTTTTCACCTCTGCCGATGACGTTACGAGTGCTGTATTTGATACGGCTTTCTGGGGTAAACGTATTTCAGTTGACTCAATGCCATTTATTGAAGGTCTTTTGAGTATGGCACTATTTGAGGAGGCGGAGAAAACAAACCCCGAAGGATTCGTTAATCCATCAAGTATAACTATTCAAAGATCACTGGAGGAAAGAAGCCAGTCAATTAAATCGACCGCAACCACTGTAGAAAAGGAAATCAGAGGAGACATCGCCGATTCCATAGCAGCAGGTGAGAGTAAAAGCCAGACGATTAAAAGAGTAAGGGGTAATTTCAACGCAAGATTCAAAGCCGATAGAGTTGTAAGGACGGAAACTATCTGGGCACATAACGAGGGCACTCTTGAGGCCTGGAAGCAAAGCGGAGTTGTCAGGGGTAAGAAGTGGGACACTGTGCCGGATGACCGCCGGTGTCCATACTGCGCATCGATGCACGGCAAAACGATAGGGATCGACAGCACTTACTTTGAAAAAGGCACAGACTTAACAGTGGATAGCCCGGATAGCGGAAATCCGATCACTTTGAAATTCTCCTATGAATCAGTGAAACACCCTCCGTTGCATCCGAGTTGTAGATGTCAGTTAATACCAATAATAGAAGATGTTTAAAATGCAAGAAGGCTATAAAAATAAAAAGGTGGTTCATTATGGCAAAAAAGACGGACAAAACAGAAACAGAAGAAACCGAACACGTCGAAATCGAATACAAGATAACGGACGAAAAAAAGTTATCGTACGGGATCTGCAAAGCGACTGAGGTTGACGAGGACGAAAGAACTGTTATCGCGGTTATTTCTACAGGCGTTATCGATAGGGATATGGAAGTATTATCTCCAAAAGGTGTGCAGACGGAGAATTTTGAGAAAAATCCGGTTGTTCCCTGGTCGCATAACACTTCCGAACCTCCAATTGGTAAGGCTCTTTGGATCAAAAAAGGCACTAAACGGATAACCGCAAAGGTCAAATTTGCAACGACTGAACGCGCGAACGAGGTCTGGGAGTTGTTCAAAGGCGGATTTCTTAAAGCTTTTTCGGTTGGATTTATGGTATTGGCAGGCCATAGACCGACGCCAGATGATATAAAAAAGAATCCTATCCTTGCAGACGCAAGATTTATTATTGACAAATGGGAACTACTCGAATTTTCCCCGGTAACAGTGCCGGCAAACCCGGAAGCACTTGCGCAAGCTGTTAAAAGTAAAGAGCTTACGCTTTCTGATGGCCTTAAAAAAGAGCTGCATATCGAAATAGCCGAACCAGAGGAAAAGCCCGAAGAAATCCTGATAAAAGTATCGGAATTTAAAGGCCACGAGGAAATTTTTGAGGTCGAACCCATTTTTGAGGTTGACAAAATATAAAACTGTGTCATTATTTAGGTGTATTTTATATTCAGGCAGAGATATTAGGCATAAGCAATAGAGATATTAGGGTAAAACCGGAGATATTAGTTGCGGCAGTCAGAGATATTAGCTGATTAACGTAACTAAAATTTAAAGGAGAACCCTAATATGAAGGTTCAAATCAGACTTTTAAAGTCATGGAAAAACGGAGACAAGGAATGGCCGGAAGGCCAGATGTTGGACATCGAAAAGGTCGGTGCGGATCAACTCATCGAAAAGGAAATCGCCGAAATCTACGAAGCGCGAGCTGGCGATATCATTGAAGTAAGCCCCATCCAAGCAGATTCCGGGTTATCCAAACAGATGATAACAGACGTCGTTAATGACGTTATGGCGAAAAATTCCCAGTTTCAGCAAAATCTAGCTGACGAGGGAGATCCGATCCTGAAAACAGGCGGGTTTGAGTCAATAGGTCATTTCGTAAGAGAAGCCAAAAGAGTACAATGCTCAACTGGCTATGAATCCGAGCAAATGAAACAATGGCTTAACGCTGTCGCTAAGGCCCCAAGTGGCATGAATGAAGGCATTGACGAGGATGGCGGATTCCTGGTCCCCGACCAATTCAGAAACACCTTGCTTCGTAATGTTGTAGACGCAACCGTTTTCCTTCCGAGAGCAACGATAATCCCGATGGCAACGAACGTGATCGAGATACCCGCTGTTATTGAATCGTCAAGAGCGACTTCGATCTACGGTGGAATTATCATCTACCGTCCAGCGGAAGGCGGATCGATTACGGCGAGTAACCCGAAGGTTGGCCGTGTCAGGCTGGAATTATCAAAACTCGCTGCATTGACTTACGTTACAAGTGAATTGCTTGAAGACTCCCCGATATCCGTTGAGCCTATGATTACCACGCAGTTTGGCGAGGCTATGGGTTTCCAGATGGACGAAGATATCGTAAACGGGACCGGCGTACACCAGTCACGGGGTATTATGAATTGCAAGAGTCTTGTTACTGTTGACAAGGAAACCGACCAGGAAGCGGCTACTATCGTAACCCAAAACATCCTTAAAATGTATTCCAGGTTGCGATCCAGGTCACAAAGAACAGCTTTTTGGTCTGCTAATAACGATGCTTTCCCTCAATTAGCTACATTGTCGCTTCCGGTTGGCACTGGCGGGGCACCCGCTGGATTGCTTCAAGTGTCTACCGATGGCGTTACTGGTGAGCCTAAAATGACGTTACTCGGACGCCCGCTATTCTTGACAGAACACAACCAGACTGTCGGTACTACTGGCGATCTTATCCTGTCAGACATGAGGCAGTATCTTGTCGGCCAAAAGGCGGGTGGCGGCGTTAAGACAGCGTCTTCGATACATCTGAAATTC